TATGTCTTTCAGCCCGAACGGAAGTAGACCAGAGCAAGACATGACAAATACTAGTCGGTTCCACAGTTCTAGCTTGGGTGTTCCAAACTTGGCGGTTCCGTCTAGGCTGGTCATGTTTATCTCTATTTTCTCGTGGTTGAATAAATGTAGTGGGAAGTCAAGAGGCAGAAACTCAAATGGTGTTGGCTCAATAACTTCCTTAAAAATGAATGTGTGGTTGTTTAGGTAAGCGTAGATTAAGGCAGAAAGGTCAGTGCCTATTACAAGTTTATTTACTTTGTAGTGGTGATTTTTCCGCATTTAATGTAGTCAGTTTCTTCTTTGTTCTCTTCTACATTATCATCAAACGAGGGCTTTTTAAAGGATTCAGAAGCATCTTTTGGGATGTCGGATTCTTTTTTAGTCCAGTTAGTAAACAGGTTTTGATTATTCAACTGCTTAAAAAGTTCTTCGTTCTCTTCAAGAAGTTGCTCAAAGTCTTCGTCCTTATCAATCTTAATCTTGTATGTGATATGCTCAACATTCTTTGGTTGTTCTGCAAACACGGGACCCGCCGTTGCCATAATACCAGCAATAACAATAATAGCAGCTTTCATTAAAATTCACCTCTTTACAAAAAAATAAGGCACGGGGAGTGCCTTTCTGTCACTTGTGTGACTTCGTTTGTAAATAGTCCTTAAGTATAGAAAAAGACATTATTTATTCTTCCTCTACAAACATTCCTACAACATAGTTTTCAAGAACGATTTCGTGCTCATCCCCCGCTACGCTTACGCTTTCAACCATAGATGCGTCAATAACGACTTTTGTTCCTTGCTGATAAAGAAGTTTGTTGTAAATGCTATCTCGCTTACAATCTGCTGCGGAAGCCAAAACTGTTGCCACAACATACTTGTCTTTGGGAATCACATAGCCCTCGGGCAAAAGAACGCCGGTATTCTCGGCGTCCTCTTGCTTTTGGGTTTTAACTAGCAGGTATCTGTTCTGTGGATTAAATCTCATCTTGCCCCCTAGTATGGAACCTTAGCTACTTTCTCGTACATATCAAGAAGTTGCTCAATATCCTCATCGTTCTTTAACATACGATAGGCACGTATGGCAGATGACATCTCGTCTTTACTAAGCCAGCCATTCTGAACATAGCTCTTCTTGAGATCTTTACGGTGCTCTTGGTAAGGCAGCATCTCTGCCTCTACCTCTGCGAGAGCACGAATAAAGTTTCCAATATACTCTTGTTTAGTTTTGTCGTCAGACATTCTTTCCTCCGGTTGTCTAAGTTACATATACATAATATACATTTCTATGAAAATGTCAAGCACTTTTTTAAGTTATTTCACATGCGCCACCAGCACAAGCAAGTTCACCTGATAGGTCTGTGTTGTCGTCTACCTCTATAACTTTTGTGAGGTCTACTTCCTCTAGGGTCGCCAGCATAGCTTCATAGGTTTCCTTAGAGCAATCTTCAAATGGCGCTTGCTTATAGGTCCCGCCGTCGTATGGTAATACTGATAGACCGTTGTAAACTTTCCTGTTCTCCCACATCCATTCGCCAACATCAGCCCATTCTGCTTCCTTGATCGAGATAGTGGCAGACACATTGTGGGTGTTCTGTCCACTTCGAGTGCCGGGATTAACCCAATCGTTGCTAATCTTGGCTACTCTTCTGAGCAACTGCAAGGCGCTTTCTGTTCTCATAATGGCTCCTTCAGGTGCCTTTTGTGGAATAGAAATGACGGCTGTGTCGTGTGGTCTGAAGTATTCATCCTCAACCATATCTGGATGATAGATGGACAGATAAGTGTAAATTGCTTCGTTCTTGCCTACACGGAGACGACGGATGTAATAATCATTATGCCAAGCATGGATACCGCTAGAGGTTCCAAGAGCCAGAGAAGTTGTCCCTGCTGGCTTTACTGTTGTTGTTCTAGCTGCTGTGTTTATGTCTAGGAGCTTCGCTACTCTTTGATTTTCCAACTTAACAACCTTGGCTGCCTCTGTCGTATCCAAACCTAATACCTTGCCAGATGCAATGCCAGTCATACTTACACCGATCAGCGCCTCCTTTTCAGTAGTCCTCCTCCACACATCACGAAGATAATGGAAGTCGGTATAGCCAGCTTGAAGTGTCCCGATAAGTGCAGCAGCTTTTACCCGGCTATTCAACTCGCCTTGACTATCCACATCGCTTACATTGACTTCCGTTAGATTACAAAACTGATAGGGGCGGAGGGCAATCTCGCAGCAAGGATTAGTTCCCCAGTCTTTATCGTTTGAAAAATAAAATCCGGGCTCTCCACTGCCTGACTCCTTTACCCTCTCCCAAAGATCTTGGAAGTATTCTTTCGTGATGCGGTGTCGGAGGAGCACAACAGAATTGTTAGCTCTGCCTCTCTGTGGGGCTGTCTCCCACCAATTGCCTGTCTTGGCGGCAATCATTTCGTTGTCGTCAGCAGAGAATAGCGAGATCAAAGCAGCACGACGAATACCACCAGCCAGCACTGCGTCAGCAATATGACAGATCATATCGTGTGCTTCAATAGTGGATAGCTTGTCTCCGTTTTCTTTTGCCTCGAACATACCTTGTAGCTTAACCAAACACTCCTTGAGAGGTTGAGGACCCGGTGCTTTACCGCCAGATGTAACAAGGCGAGCGCCCTTGGGTCTAATGTCAGAGTAATCAAATCTCAACTTTGAGCCGCCCTTAAAATAGGATTGCACAAGAGCCTTCACCGCATCAGCCCAACCCTCTATGGAATCATTTACTAAAAAGCGGCGGGTCCTTTTGGATGCTGGCTTTTGAATCTCTGGTAGCTTTTCTACATGGTGCTTTTGTACACTATACCCAACTCCGGTTCCTCCGAGCAGCAAGAACATAATCTCGCTAAACACCCTGTGATCATCAATCGGGGCAAAGGCACAGTTATATATGCGGTTGGGTGCAACCTCAATGGGCTTTCCCCCAAACTGCATTGAGCGCATTGATGGCAAAACTTTTTTATCATATACCATCTTGTAGGCAGACTCAATCTCTTCTCTAAGATCTGGGTAGCTCTTAATATGCATTGCTTTGTTTCTATTAACGATTTCTGTCCACGTCTCTCTTCTTTCTTTTTCTGGCATGTATCTGGCGTACTTCATATGGACGGTGATGTCCGACAGAATATCTCGTGCCACCTTATCTTTGTCTGTCATTCGTTTACCTCTTATTTTAGTTTTTTATATTTCTCTCTCAACGATTCACTCTGTGTTCTTACGGATGGGGCAACTGTGTTGCCAGCAATGCCCATAGGCAAGACTTTTATCTTCACATTTGAAGTATCCATCATAATGGGGAACACTAGCCCGTCAGGACCATTCCTGTTCTTAGCTACAAAGAGTGTACCCTTGTTTGCTATTTTGTCTTCTTTCGTTCTAGAAATGGTAAAGATGAAATCAGCCACGAAACATTTATTAAACGCTTCCGAGATTGCTTCCATTGTGATAACTTCGGCGTTCAAACCACTTCTGTTTGTTTGCGAGGCAGTCCAGATTGGACACTCAAAGACCTGAGATAGACCTCGAAGCTCTTCATATATAGATTCCAGATCGTGTCTTTTCTCGCTGGTTCTTCTGGTAGTTATAGGTTTTAGAAGGTCAGCATAGTCAACAATGATCATATCTATATCTATGCCTCTGGATTTGATTCTTTCCAAATGATTTTTGATTGTCGTCGTAGTTGCTGTTTTTGTTGGATATTCTTTTATGATTACATTTCCTTCAATATCCTTAACCTTATCATAAATCTGCTCTTTGAAGTGAAACATATCCTTCAGCTTGACACCCGTGATACAACTATCATAGCGACCAGCGATAGATGTATCAGCCATCTCAAGACTATAATGAATGACTGTCTTGCCTAGTTTTACTGCTTCTGCCCCAAGATGTACCAGAGCCATAGATTTACCAGCCCCAGTTGGAGCAATGACAACACCCAACTCTCCATTACCTAGCCCTTCCTTACAAATCCCATCTATCTGTTTCCAGCCTGTTGTGACGGGGTTTCTTTGTTTAATCTTAAACCTTTCTTCAAAGTCCTGCTTGTAGTCGTAGCCGAAGTTTACATCGGTTCCCAGTTTCAAAGCATCGTTAATTACTGTGCTGATCTCGTCAAAAGAAGAACTGTTGAGCAGTTTTACCGACTGCATCATCGCCTCTTTTAACTTCTGCTTCTTACAGAAATCAAGCGAAGTCTCCTTGACATAATCGCAATCCTCTATAATAGAGTGATCGTTTAGCACACTTAGTAAGTATTCTCTGGCTTGCTCTTTCACCACATCATCAGCAATATCATTCTTAATGAGGGTAGCCATAATCTTAAGTGATGGGTACACTTCATACTTTTCTTTATAGTCGTAGATACTTCTCACTATTGACTGAAGATATTTGAACTCTAGGAAGTTGAAGTTCAATACCTCTCCGATCTGGTCTGCGAATACTCTCTCAGTCAAGATAAGATAAGTCAGTTTATCTTGAAATGTTTTACCAAATCTGGAGAAATCTGTTTTGTCTGTCATTTTCCTTCCTTGCTCTGTACTACCATTTTGTTAAAGAGTGCGAACAAATCATTCCAGTCATAAGCACCAAAGCCATCTTCTATCATCATCGCTCTAACCCCAGACTTATTAAAGTTTAGCGCAGGGTCGTTCAACATTCTCCTAATATGCTGTGCGCTTAGGGCTGAGATGTTAGGGGCGTATAACTGCATCATCTTATAATTCTTTTCAACTAGCGCTTGCTTCTCAACGATGTTCTTGTACACCTTGAGTTTACTGTCAACGCCTTCAGCATACTCAACTAATTCTTGTATGGTGTATGATTTTTCCTCAGAAAGGAAAGGAAATCGCTTAGATACAGTCGCCAAACCCGCTCCGCCGATACCGGGAAGGTTGTCACTCTTGTCACCTGCGATTGCTCTAGCAAGTGCGAAGTTTGTTGGATGGATCTCAAACTGCTCTAGGATTCTTTTCTTGTTGAGAATCTCTTTTTGGATTGGTCTGTATAGAATAGTTGTGTCGTCGCATAACTGGATGAAGTCCTTATCAGAGCTTAGGATAATCTTGTAGTCTTCCGATAGTGCCTGAGACTGAGATGCCAAGGCAATGATGTCGTCAGCCTCCACATTCTCAACATACGACTGCATTATTGGCATCTCGTTAAGATACTCAATAATCCTCTCTTGTTGCCAGTTCTTATTGTCTTCCTGCTCGCCAGCAGTCATGTTGTGTATGTCTCTGTTAAGGCGAACGGGTTTGCGACCAGCCTTGTAGTTCTTGTCAATAGACTTGCGCTTTTGAGAGCCGCCGTCCCACGCAACGAAGATAAGGTCTGGGTTGATTGTTCTACAAACAGATTGTAGGGATTTGATGAAGCCTTTTGTTCCCCCGATGGGTTGACCATTTGTAGACAGGCTTGGGTCTACAATGTAGTTTCTCATGAAAAGATTAAGTGCGTCAATTAATAATACTCTTTTATTCGTCATACTCCAACTCGATGCCTAAGTCTTTGAGGATTTTTTCAAGTTCCTCATTTAACTTGTTCTCGTCGTCGGAATCAACATAGTTTTCTTCTTCTAGAGCTTCAATATAATAGTGGGCTTCTGCCACTAGATCTGTAATCTTTTCTAGCCTCTCTTTGAGACTTTCTAGATCGCTCACGATAATGTCCTCCTAAATGTTAGTTGGACATAACTATGTCGCCGTTTGCGTTTTTACTCCGACGATGGGGTTACTTTATCAAAATGTGGGGGGAATGTCAAGTGATTTTAGTGGTGGTGGGAATATTTTTTCTTTTTGTACTTTTTGTACTTCTTGTACTTTTTCTTCTTGTATTTCTTTTTGTAATACTTTTTCTTGTACTTCTTTTTGTACTTCTTTTTGAAGTGGCTATGCCCTTTATATTTATAGGGATGACTATGATAGTGGCTGCTGTGGGTGTGCCAGTAATGGTCATAGTATTCATAGACTACATAGTACGAGGGGTACACGATGTAGTGTTCTTCATACTCGTAGTGGGGTTTGTGGGTGGGGTGGGCAAAAGCACAACCTGACAGGAGTGCGAGAAATAAAGATAGGGTGATGATTCTTTTCATATTAACCTCCGTTCTTTTATTAGACGGGATTTAGAAAAGTTTATTCATCCTTTTCTTCATAAAAATCTTCAGCCTTGCCCAATCGCTTGTCAAACTTCTGGATTACTTCCTCGTCCATGACATCGTAGACTCGTTGCTTAAAGGTAGGGTCTTGCATTTTCTCATCCCACTTAGAGGGCTGGAACTTTACAACTTTACCGTCGCCCATCTCCAAGGAATACCAAGCGCCAGCACTACTCATATAGTTTGACCCCTTGATAGCCTCGAACAAACTTTGATCGTCTTGGACGCCGATGTCTTCGGTGCCCCATAGAATCTTAAAGTTACATTGCCGACCTTGTGTTCCAAACCTGCTCTTCTCCAGCTTGACCTTAACCTCAGAGCCGATGCGGAAACCGCTTTCGTCAGTAATGAATGATGCCTTTGCCTTTCGCCCTGTAAGCCAGATACGAAGAGAATAGGCATAGATCATAGCCTTGCCACCGGGAGTGACATAAGGGGTAGTCATCGCCTCGCTTGGGCTTCTAGTGATGTTGCTCTTCAGTTGGTTGAGCACTAAGAAGGTTGATTGGCTGTTAGCAATAGGCACAGTCAGTTTGGACATACCCTTAGCCAAGATCCTCGCCTTTACTGCCATGGAAGACTGTGGATTAAAGTCTCCTTCCACGTCGGAAATAGCAGGTGTAAGAGCAAGAGAATCCCAGATAAAAAGCATCCGATTTTCATTATTAACCAAAAGGTCTTCGATAGTTTCGAGCACAAACTCAACAGACTGAGCTTGAACATATAAAAGAGTACTGACATCGCATCCCGCCTTCTCCAAAAACGCAGGGTCAATAGCTGACTCAGAGTCGAAATAGACAACATCAATTCCTTTTTTCTGTGCGCTTGCTGCGACTTGCGCTGCCAAGAATGATTTACCTGTTGCTTCAAGACCTGCAATCTCCGTTACTTTGCCGACTGGAATACCAGCCAACTTTCCTTTACAAATAATAGAATCTAGCCACCTAGATCCTGTAGGGATCCAATCCGTAACTTCGGTTGGATTTTCCTCATTTAGGTTGTGCGCCACAGTCATACCCGCTCGCTTGTTAATCAGCTTACGCATATCAGCCATGGACAGCTTGCCTGTTTTTGCCATAGTGTCTCCTTAAAAAGAAGGGGGGCGTGAGCCCCCCATAGTTAGCCTGCCAGTTCTTTGAGGGCAGCCTCAACATCATTGGACGCTTCAGTCTTAGAAGCATACTTTGTTGTCTCAGAGGAGGCTTCCTCTGCATCGACATTAGAGTTGAGGAACTCATCAAGGATGCCTTGCACATCCTCAGTGGACTTGCGCTCGAAGAGCGTGTCAAGGTCAGGGACAGTTGCGACAATCTCTTGGCATGCTTCGTCACCATCTTCGCATAGTGGGGAGGATTTACGCCGTGGCTGTACCTTCGTCTGAGGGTACATCATGCCGGGAGCCTTTCCGTATGAGAGAACAAGATCAGTTCCTTCACCGGGGTCCGTGATGTCGCCATAGTCTGGGTTGAGAACCAAACTAAGGAGGGTTTCGTATACGGTCTTTCCGTATCCCCAAACCTTAACGCCTTCAGATTCTTGTCCACGAACAAGGACAGGCGAAAAGAAGCGCTGGCGAGCAAAGAGATTCTTAGCCTGTGAAATGCTCTCTTGCGAACCCTCGTTGAAGAGTTTGGTCGCAAAGTTGCACACAGGGCAGTCATCCCCAAAGTTGCGCTTCGGACAAAGGAAACCAGAATTGTTTCCCAGATTGTAGTGAAAGTGATGCTCCTTGAAAGGGTCTTCGTCTGGTGATGGGAGAATGCGGATTACATTCTCGCCGTCTTGTGGACGCCAGAAGTCAGACTTCTTTCCGCCTTTGCCTTGAGCAGCGGCAAGCTTTTGTTTCATTTTATCAATATTGATACCCATTTTTTCTCCTTCTATAAGTTATACACACACTATAAGTTATCTAAAAATAAAAGTCAAGAACTTTTTTCATTTTGTATTTCTGATGTGCTTGAAATGAAATAAGCATATTTGTCTGAGTATTGTGTAGAAAACACGCCGTATGATACTTTTATATCTTTTTCTTGTGGCGTGTCTTTTATCTGTGACATAATCTTATTCATCAAAGTCTTATCAGTTTCTAGTTCCGTTTTAGGAATGGCGTAATAATAGCGCTTTTCTTTTGCATTGTCAAGAGAAAAAAATGGACTCTCTTCACCTGTTTCTGGATTTAATATGCCGAAAGTTGAAATACGACAGGTTTCTCTTGGGCTAGATAAAGTTCCCACCACTGGTTCGGTGTGACTGAATACATTTATCATGTGTATAGTTGCAACGATTACCTCGTTTAAACTATCGTAATATCCCATGATTGGTGCTCCGCCTAAGATTTTATCTATCTGCTGGTTGTCAATAGCGTAAAACTGCTTAAAAACACCAGATCTAGCATATTGCTGGAGAGCACCGAAGACGATACTTGTTTGAAGACGGCGAGTTTCAGAAAGCGTATCAACATCTGGGTGGATGTAAAGCACACTTATATCGCCCCTGCTATGTAGTTGCTGCAAGATTCTTAGGGATGCCCCGGAGATAATGCTAGCCCCAGACAAGACAAACAAAATTTCTCCGCTTACATTCGCTAGGTGTTTACTAATGTCTGGGAAGTTCTCTTCGTACTTTTCTGGGTGCTCTTCCTTGGGAACACAGATTGTTGCATCTGGCTCATGGTCAATTGTAATTGTTTTATATTGGGGGTGCTTAGAAAATGCTTTTGTTAGTTTATATCCAACACTGCCAAGTCCTATTAGTATATCCATAAGTCCTTCATTTCTCCAAAATTTCTTCCGCCAGCCACATTCGTCTTGAACCTCCCAAAGGGAGTTTCCATAAACTCCCAGTAGACATCGTTGATAAAGTCGCCGTCTTCGTCAGCATAGTCTAACACAATGCTGTCATGTATTATAAACGCTATTTTGGTCTTCTTGCTATCAAGCATATCTGATATTACAATAGCCTTTTCAAGAATCAGGTCGCTACAAGTGCTTTGGATTATGTAGTTGAGAGCATGGTATTCATCAGAGGCAATAGTTCGATGATAAGTGGTAGTAATGTTTGCACCATCCCAATATTCCTCCTTGATGGCTTCCCTATCATATAGCATAGAAAGGACATTATCTTCGGCGTTAGGGTTGTATAGCCATGAGAAGATTCGTTTTTTTGCCTCTTCTCTCGTCATATCTCCACCAAATAATTCAAGAGCGTTGTATTCGTGCAAATCTATCGGAGGCTGCTTTTCTCCAAGTAAACCCAAAAGAACTCTTAGTTCTGCTGCATTGTAATCTAATTCCACAAACCAGTTGTTGTTTGGCTTGAGAATCTTTCTGAACTTCTTGTCCATAGTTAATATTGGGAACGAGTGTTTCTGGGTTGTCAGCCTTCCCGTCTTAGTTCCAAAAGGATTGTATTTAATATAGGGCTCTGTTCTGTGGATCTTCTTGTAAAATTCTTTAGTGCGTGTATCCGCCAAATCATTGTTAAGTATAGAGAGATCAATATTGAGTTTTTGATATTTGATGTCTGTGACGAGGCTTGTGATCTTGACCATATTTTCATAGTTAGATGGCTTTTCATATGTATCGAAAACATGTTGGGTGATCTTGCCTTTCAGCATACAAAACTCTTTTAAAAAACCTTCAGGCACAAGATCAAAAAAACAATGATCTTGCATAGAGATCTTGGCTATAGCAAAAGATTTATAGAATGACTTAAGTTTTGACCAGATACGGCTGTAATCCTCCTTAAGTTCATCAGGGCAGACTTCTCCTAATGATTTTCCTTGGCAGAGGATATTGGCGTATTCCACCTCAAAATCCTTGAGGAAAGATGAATACTTCCATGTGCGGGTAATTTCTTTTGGCAGGTCTTTGTGGATTTTCCCGTCAGCGTAAATGCCGACACACTTCTCTTTTTCGTCTAGGGCTTGGAATAACAATGTTGACCTTCTAGTAAAATTGTTTCAGATAATTACTAATATAATTCATTGAAGAATTTTTGTCAACTTTAAAATACAAATCTTCTATCTTAGCTAAAACATTTGTCTTCTTTCTCTCTTCCAGTGAAACTTTCATCTCTCTTAGTCTTATTAAAAAATATAATTTTTGCCACACAATATCAGTATATTCAGTTGCCAATTGATCGTTGCTTAACTTTTCCCTGTGGACTGTTTTTATATTTAGTTTTCTAAAAAATGCATTTTTTGAATTAAAACCAGTGCCGAGATCTTCGCAATATTTTGTAGTAGAGAAAAAAGAGTAAGCACGATAAAATCTTTCATACATGCCTATAAACATTTTTTTTAGATCTTCGATCTCAATATCTTTTACTTTCAAAAAATAAGAATCATATAAGTCTTGTGTGTTGTACGCTAACTCAACTGGCTCTATATTTAT